CGACGACCCAGGCGTGAACCCAAAAACTGGTAAGAAGATCAAAATTGGTGGACCTACCTACAAGAAATTTGAGAAAGATTGTGAAGGTATTAAGCGGTTGCCGGATGGTCAAGCTGGCGGACTAGTCAGGTGGGCTACCGGTAAAGTCATGAGCGGGGCACGGCACGAGGACAAGCAAGCCCAACAAGCAGCTGCAGAAGCTACAGCCTCCACTGATACGTATTACACCGCGCCACTGGCCAGAGATAGCCCGAACACATCCTGGTTTAAGAAGCGACTCAACAAGGGACTGCGTATCAACAACTTCCTCAGGGCTATCAATGCCGACCAGTGGGACATGTGCATGACAGGCACCAACGCGCCAGCATTTAGGGCCAACTTTTCAGATGTGGTCGAGATAGGCAAGGGGTCATTTGGACAGGTGTATAGAGCCACTCTCAATGGTGATGACCTCGTGATCAAGGAAGCATACCTCAATCCCAGTGAGAAGAGGAGGTTGAAGAAGGGCACCGCTCAAAAGCAGAAGTGGGAGGCTATAAAAAAGAACTCGTATCCTCACGAGAACAGGATTCTAGACCTCGTGAACAACCTCCTCTTGAACCGTCGATGCCCCAACTTCGTGTACGTTTACAATATGGCTATGTGTGACGGGTGCAAGGTCGAACGTCTCTTCGGATCGCAGGCGCCAGGATCGTGCTACGTTACTTTCATGGAGTCTGCCGATTCAGATCTAGGGCATGTAGCCCTCGACAATTTTGATGAACAGCTTAGCGTCCTGTATCAACTCCTCATAGCGGTGTACGCCATTCATCGTTACTATGCCATACATCACCGTGACATCAAGTCCACTAACGTCTTCATCAAGATGATCAAACCTGGCGGTTACTTTGAGTACGTAATTGAGGATAAGACCTACTACGTAAAGAATACTGGGGTAGTCGCGTACCTTGCCGACTTTGGCGTCTCAGAGGTCATGTCCCCTCTGTACGCATTCAGAAACTACTACGGAATCAGAAACGCAGAGGTAATGAAATCGTCACACGACCTATATTGGAGACCCATATCTGTAGCTGGTAGAACACCCATTAATTGGAGTACAGCCAGTGGTTCAAGAGTAAAAGGGACTATGAACGAGATCACTGACCCGAACATTAAGAGCTCCGTACCTATTAACCTCAATAACAACCAGAAGTTTCCCCCATTTGAGTTTTATGACGATATACAAGACGTGATCCGTATATTCGTGGGTGGTAAGCAGGCCGACCAACCAGGCAATCACAGACCCATGAAGACGCTGAGTCCTAAGTTAAAAGCCTTAATCAATGATAAGAAGGCGTACCTGGATTCAAGAGCTTCTGTGTACACGATACAGGGAACTGTCAAGTACGTGCTCGCAAATGAGATGCTTAACCATTTATACATCAAACCTCGCTCTGTAGACAACATAGTGGAACGATTTGTGATGTAGACAAAACCAGGTAAAATGGATACGAAGCCGTTCGCTGGAGTAGACGAAGCAGGTAGGGGTCCACTCGTTGGCAGCGTCATAGCGGCGGCCGTCGTCTTGGATCCACTCAAGACCATTACGGGGCTAGCCGATTCAAAAACATTGTCTGAGAAGAACAGGGTTGCGTTAGCAGCACAGATACGTGAGCGCGCCGCATCATGGGCTATCGGTGAGGTCACCCATACGGAGATTGACGAACTAAATATACTACAAGCGTCTCTGCTGGCTATGAAGCGAGCGGTCGATGGTCTTGTTATCAAACCCGATAGTGTGTTGGTTGATGGTAACATAGCACCAGACCTTGGAGACGTACCCTGCAACGCGATCGTGAAGGGGGATGCTAAAGTGCCTGCCATCAGCGCGGCCTCAATTTTGGCTAAGGTGTATAGAGACGATCAAATGTTGATGCTTCACAAGATCTATCCTCAATACGGGTTTGATAAGCACAAGGGGTACCCTACTAGACAGCATCTGAGGATGCTCAAAGAATATGGCCCAATCAGTCAACATAGGAAGACCTACAAACCTGTCGCTGCGGCCTTGCGACCGCATCAATAAGTAATAAGATTTAACCATGAAGACAGAAGATATTATCATCAACCTTAAAAAAATGGCTTCAAATGAAAAATTTTGGATGTATGATGTGACTCAGCTGTTCCGTTCATATGAACTACTACCGAGCCCAGAAGACAGTCTATCAGCCAAACTCAATACGATCACGCGACTGGCGCTGATCGTGTGTATCGTGATCGCGGCATACAAGCCTGTGCTCGCGTTCAGTACACTGATCCTCGTCATGGTAGTCACCATGAGCGTTTACTCAGGAGCAGTGGCTGACCCCACCATTGAGGGGTTTGAACCGGGCATAATTGAAGGTCTTACACCAGCGACCGAAGGTCGCTGGGCGGGGCTCCGCCCCGCAGACCCGTCAACCGGTGGGTCTAATCAACAACTATACGAATTCATGAGAGAGTACAACTCCATTCGTCACCCAGATCTCAATAAAGTAGGATTCCCTACAACTCAGAAGAGGTTCTGTAATGACGCTGTGCCTCTAGAATACGGACTGGCCCACATATCACCAAATCAGGAACTGGTCGGTGGACCAAACCCAAAAACCAAAATACCCCCACTCGTGGCCGCACCCTCTCATGATCTTGATTCTTGGCGTAATAATGACTTTGTGGTCCACTCTCAGATCAATAAAGAGACAAACTTTGACTCAGACAAAGCTGGCTACAATTGCGGCATCCTCCCAACCAAGTGTGAGGATTGCATGTATGTGCCGTGTCAATGCAAGGTGCTGCGAGGACAGCGCTTACGGGCGACGCCCGCCGGCGACCTTACCGAGCGAAGCTCGGCCTGCGGCGTACGGGCGACGGAAGGCGGGGCAGAGCCCCGCAAGCCCGCCGGCGACCGAAGGTCGCTAGCCGCTCGGTCGCTAGCCGCAAAAGGAGGGATGACGATGCAGGACATTCCTGAAGACCTGGGTCCTCTTCCTGAAGTTACCATCTCCAATGAAATCGAGGAGGACCCTATGATAAACAGAAATGGAGATGTGATAGAGGGGTTCCGCGAGGACTTGCATATGGATACGCAACGCAGCCCTGGCTCTCGAGGAAGACGCAGACGAGGCGAGCGACATCCGGATGTAGTGACAAACAGACCTCCAGGGAGTGGTAGACCAGAAGGTAGAGGCAGACGTAGACCAGGAGGAGGTAGACCAGGAGGTATACCACCAGGATTCTTTGCTCATCGCAGACAGATCATACATGACCTCATCAATAATCTGGGAGACAACGAACCCAATAAACATAAACCATACATCAGGAAGTATGTGAGGGACGTGTTATTTGACAGGGAACTCGGAGAAGTGAGCGATCTCGAGATTGACGAGATCATTGGCGAGATTGACAAGAGCCTTCATCCTAAGAAGAACGACTCCTCCGATATCGCCCCCTGCTTCGAGAGCCCCCGACGTGACAACATCATCACACAGACACTCCAACCAGGCGTTTTCCAGAAGTCTCACATTGGTGAACCGATCCAGAGCAACATCGGCATCTCATACACCCAAGAGTGGGGCCCCACAGAGGTACAGGAGACGAACGACATGATCAAGTACACTATGCGTGATCCCAAGAACGCCATCATCACACCTCAGATCAAAGAAGAGGTCATTGGGCAAGATCACGCAAACGTCTATGATCCTAGGTTTACAGGATACGGTACCAGCTACAGGGTATACACGGACCGGCTCACGGGTAGATCTAAGTTCTTTTATGATGATGTGGAGGCGATCACGATGCCTAACTACGTGACTCGCAGCAAGGTCGATGTGTTCCCATGGGCCAACACGTACGGTCCTGATACGATGATGTCACAAAGCGAGGGCGACGAGTACAGGCAGTTGGCCAACAACGCCTTCACGGACTCGGCACTTACGTTCAGAACAGAGATGCAGGAACGACTCATGAGGAAGCGCAATGCAGAGTTGTGGCAACGTAGAGTGGCACCTATCTCGACGATGGGTCGTCTAGGATCGTCCATGAAATCGTGTCTGTAAAGACCATTGTCCCACATATTTAGTTCTATTACCCCTAGGGGTAATAGTGAAACGGTGAACTATCTAGCTAGCGGCGGACGGGCGACGGAAGGTCGCTAGCTACTGGGGTCGATGACGCCTCGGATGCTCTCTACGAGGTCCTCGGCCTTTTTGTTCGAATACAAAAGACCATGGTCCTTGGCTATACCCTTCAGGACCTCCTTGCTCGTGTATGAGATGATCTGGCTACTAGGGATCTCGTATATACCGAGCATCCACAGAGCGGTGTCCGCGTCAATAGATTTGACGCGGCTGAATTCGTAGAGGTAGAACAGAGCTCCCTTGATTATTGAACGATCTCGCTCAGAGAGGTTGTGCTCATACCTACTGAAGATGTTCTTGTATTTTTGGCGGTTGCGGTTCGCGAATGCACATCTCACTTCGCTGGCTTCGCTAACACAGATGTTCAAAAGCTGCGCGATGAGGGCCGGGTATACCTTGTTATCAACCCTATTGTCAAACCTATCAGATCTGAGGCTGCGGGGCTCGGGCTCCGCCCCGCCCTGCGACCTCCGGTCGCTCGGCACTTCGACGGCGTCTTCCAACTGAGCCCTCTCTACGCGACGAATGAAGGCGGGGCTTTGTCCGAAGGCTTCGAAGTCGCCTTCGTTGCCGCCTAAAGAAAGAGCAGCGGCCCCGACTTCCAGTTGCTCAATAGAGGCATCGTGGACATAGACAGGAAGGGGTGAGCGCTGGCGGGCGGCTTTGCGCGTGACGACCGCAGATTTAGGTTCGGCCTTCTTTTTAGGAGGCCTTTCTGGAGATCTTGGCTTCGGCATTTTTGTTGTGTAGGAGCCAGCTTTATATCGCTAACGTCAGATAAAAACAACCTTATAACCAACTATTACTCCTCTTATCATAAGATTTTTTTTGAGTCATTAGAACCATAAAAACATACTATTGAAAACATACATACAGTAGCCTGCGCTAAACAGTAATGGCTTACTAATATGAGTCATTATAAGCATGACATCCTTACTTATTCTAAATCTTCTATACTTACTAAAATAGATGGACCAATATCTAGCAATCTACACTCCAGTAGCCGAACTGGCGAATAGGATTGACCTTGCTAATAAAAACCTCATAACCTTGAATCCATCCACAGAATTGAATGGATTTAAACAGATGCTTCAAGGTATCGACATCCCAACCATAGAGATCAACAACTTAGCACTTGAGGGGATATTGGGCAACTACCGCCTTGTCTCCAACGGCCAGGCCCTAGACATTGTCCGAGGAGTAGAGGATCTGAGGTACAATGCCAATCTCCTCAATTTCCTCAAACGCCTCGGTCTTACGACGACATCAACAGCCCAAACAAAGGAGAATGAGATCAAGACCCAATACGTGAACGTCGTCGGCTTCCACCAAATCATGAGAATGAAGCACAGGATCAAGATCGCAAAGGTCATCGCCGGCCGCTACGGGAAGAGTCCCAGAAACGAACAGGAATTGGAGGCAGTTCTGAACAAGGACCCCAATCTCAAGGCCAGCTTCGATAGCTTCCTGCAAAAACTGCGAGGCTCATACGTGGTGAACCCAAACGATAAACCGTACGGTGATTGGGTGCGAATTGGGTGCGAGGCCAAAACATACGACCTTACCACTCTATTCAAAGCCATCAACAATCACAAATCCTCACTTGGAGGGTGTTGGGCTGTGAAAACTGACGGTTACAAATGTCTTATCCCGTCACTCACATGTACCCCCATAAAAGGACAGCAATGTAATCCTGACAATAGGTGTGGAACAGATAAGAAACAACCATGCTACACGTGTTTGAAGTGGAACGGCAACAGGTGCACACGGAGGATTAAGCCAAGCTTATGTGCGAGTAATGAGGTCTGCTCTAAAGCGTGCTCCAATAGACAGATTGAGGTACCCAACGACACAGTATTGATTTGCATCAAACGCAAGTTCTGGATTGCCGCGCAGGACTACATGAATACTTTCTCGATGGCCCCAGGACCGCCTCCTCCAGTTGTTGTGCCGGACGACACGGACGAGCCCGATGACGAAGATGCGGACGATGTCCCTGACGAAGACGAAGACGAAGAGACCTCCTCGGGGTCGTTCTCCTCGGTCGCAGACTTCTTTGGGTCCACTTGGATCATCTGGCTCATCGGACTCGGCATTATAGGGATCATCATCTTCAAGAATAAGAACAGATAGAACTAACGGCCGCAAAAAAGTCTGTTCGTGGTGTCGTAAAAAATGATACATAAAGGCCTATAGACATCATATGGATGGAAAATGAGTCATTTACAACTAGCTGTTACACTTATGGTTAAAAATGAGGAACAGAGGATTGAAGCTACATTATCGAGCGTGAAGGATGTCGTTGATGGCATCATTGTCTTTGACACGGGGTCTGAAGACAAGACCATCGATATCATGAAAATGTTCGCTAAGAAGTATAACCTTCATTTTCATCTGCTTCAAGGCAAGTTTGAGGATTTTGCCACCTCACGAAATAAGCTTCTTGAGTTTGCGGACAAGCACCATTACGACTACTTGTTGCTTTTAGACAGCAATGATGAGTACAGATCTGACAACAACCTGAAAGAAGTTTTGAATAGTAAATCAGAACAGGGGTTTTTAATCCATCAACAGTGGTACATTGGTCCTGGAAACTATCTCGACTACTACAATCTTAGGTTGATTAAACCTAACGTCGGTCTCAAGTACAAGGGATGTGTTCACGAGTATATAGATGTACCACCCAAAGCCATGATAGGTAAAATGAATGGCGATATTACCCTCTATCAAGACAGAGTAAAAGATAATGACGGTAAATCGCAAGCGCGTTGGAAAAAAGATCTGGTGCTGCTTAAGAAGGACATTGCGAGGAATCCTAATAACGGGCGCACTCAATACTATCTAGCCCAAACATACGACTGTCTCAATATGAAGAAGGATGCCATGTTCTTTTACAAACAACGAGCCAACAATAAGGATGGGTTCTTTGAGGAAAGGTTCAATTCCATGATGAAGTGTGGTGATCTTGAACGAGACGAGGACGAGCGGGTTAAGTGGTACATCAAAGCGTATCAGATCATTGAGAGGGCTGAACCTTTGATTGAAATTGTAAAAATTTATAGGCAGAAGGACAAGTTTAAGTTAGCGTTCTTATTCGCTAAAATGGCATGCGATCTGCCCTATCCTTCTAATTGCGTGTTATGGGTCAATCAGAAATGTTATAACCATGATAGATGGCAGGAGTTAGGGATTGTGGCTTATTATGTGGATGAGTATGAAATAGGTAAAAACGCATGCCAGAAAGCTATAGAATCAGGCTATGACACAGAGTTAAATAATAAAAACTTATTTTTTTATGAAAAATGTGGTTCGGAAAAACCAACGCAATGATTGAGAATAAAATGTTTTTGCTATTATTCTGGATTGCAGTGATACTATTACTAATTCTACTTACATGGAATTGGTTTTCTGGTACGGAAGGGACATATATGGATCACACATCCATGATTTGGGATTTATTAGGTAAAAAAGTAGCTAAGCCTAAAAAAGTATCATTTGAAAGCAAGGGGGAAACTGAATGTAGGCGTGTTATTGAAAAGCTCTTAGGTAAACCATTCCCAAAAACTAGACCTAATTTTATGCTAAATGAGGTCAGTGGTCATAATCTGGAACTTGACTGTTATAACGATGAGTTAAAATTAGCCGTGGAGTACAATGGCGAACAGCATTACAAATATATACCTTATTTTCATAAAACAAAAGATGCTTTTTATAACCTGAAGTACAGGGATGAAATGAAACAAAGACTTTGTAAGCAAAACGGGGTGAGGTTAATCACTGTACCATATACTGAAAAAAATATTTCAGAATTTATAACCAAACAACTGGAAAATTTAAGAGATAATTAGTAAATATAAATGTCTCTTAATACCAGAATTGAGAAAGAGGTTATAAAGTTGCGCCTTTAATGCTACTGGCATCTCCACCAGCACCTGTAGGACCTGTAGCTCCTGGTTGTTCCATTTACTTTTAGAGTCATGTATCTATAGGACGTAGTGTGTTATGAAGAACACTGGTGATATAAAAGGTCAAATGGAATCCATTCTAGTAGAGAATAACAATCGATTTGTGCTCACCGTCGACCATAAAGACATTGATGATTTTTATCAGAAGCACAAGGCCTCGTTTTGGACCCCTCAGGAGATCGATCTCCAACAAGATCTAGCTCATTGGTCCTCGCTCAACGACGACGAGCGTTACTTCATCAAGCATGTCCTCGCGTTCTTCGCTGCCAGTGACGGTATCGTGAACGAGAACTTGGTACAAAATTTCTACAGCGAGGTCCAATACCCAGAGGCCAGGGCCTACTATGCCTTCCAGATCGCGATGGAGACGATCCACAGCGAGACCTACAAGCTCCTCATCGAGACGTACGTAACCGATCACGATGAGCAGCAATCGCTCTTCAAGGCCATCGAGACGTTCCCCGCCATCCAGAAGAAGGCCGACTGGGCTCTGAGGTGGACAGATAGGGATAAGGCCACGTTTGCTGAGCGCCTGATCGCTTTCGTGGCCGTGGAGGGTATCTTCTTTTCTGGGTCCTTCTGTTCTATCTTCTGGCTCAAGAAGAAGGGGTTGATGCCAGGACTCACGTTCTCAAATGAGCTCATCTCCAGGGATGAGGGGCTTCATTGCGACTTTGCCGTCAACCTCTACAACAACCATATCAAATTCAAACTGAGTAAGGTCAGGATTGAGGAGATCTTGCTGAGTGCGTTGGATGTGGAGCGCGAGTTCATCACAGAGTCACTGCCCGCGCGTCTGATCGGAATGAACGCCTCGCTCATGACCCGCTACCTAGAGTATGTGACAGATAGACTCCTGATCCAATTGGGTTGTGAGAAGAAGTTTAATGCTAGGAACCCCTTTGACTTCATGGATATGATTAGTCTTGAGGGTAAGACCAACTTCTTTGAGAAGAGGGTTAGTGAGTACAAGAAGGCAGGTGTCATGAAGAATGAACGTAAACAAGGTGAGTTGATTTTTGACGACGACTTTTAAGTATATCTATGTCTCCTGTGTTTATAACCTCTAGAGGTTATAAAGTGAATGCCTGTCGCTAGCGACCTCCGGTCGCCGGGCGGCTTGCGCCGCTAGAACATAAAGTCCTCAGACAGTATGGAGTCGAGATCGTCATCTTTGTAGAAGTAGTAGTCGTATTCGTCGTCTTGGTACGCATCTTCATGTACAAATCTCCCTGAGTAGCAGGATCCCAATATGACGGTCAACAGCGACCGTCCCGCTTTGGTAATTGAAGTACCGAGCACTCGGCCACTCACCCACCCCTTAGAGTCCATGGGTTCAAGTATTGGTAAGAAGTTAATCATTGGTCGTCTTTTCTATGTGTTAGACTTTTGTTGCGCTTACATTCAGTATGGGGAGTCGTATCGGCTATGGGCGAGTGATCGTGGTGCCGCGGTCGTTATGCTCATTGGTTCTTCGTCCGTGTCAGACTCCGTGTCGTTGCTCATAGATTCCACGTCTCCGGTATCCCATCCCCAAAGATAGTCCCTGAATTCGAAGAAGGTGAGCATACGTGTGTCACCATATTCGTCAAGAATCTTCTTCGCTACAGCCTCTTGTTGGTCGTCGCTGCCAAAGGTTGTGTACTCGTAGTGATCCAAGAACTTCTCCTTAATGTCACTCTTTACATCATGGGGGCATTTACTGTGGTGGAAAAATCCGATAACATCGATCACAAAGTCCTCCCACTGGATGCTTATGTCCAAGTATTCTATGCTGCACTTATCTTCCTGTATATTGCGTATGGCGATGTCGGGGTTAACGGGCGAGAAGGACCCGTAGCGTCTGTAGAACTCTTCTGAGAATGTGGGGTACTCATCTTCCTCAAGCACGTTGGTCATAGAAGACCTGAGTGTGCCCGCCCAATAGAGGGCGTTGATTCCTATCATAAATTGTTCATCGATGTGATCAACCACAAATTGAGTAGTCAACTTTCTCATAGTTTACTATCATAATTACTTTTGAGAAGAATATTTCAACTCATTAGTCGGCCGAGATCGCTAACTGAAGTAGCTATCTAGACATGGGGAGCGGTCTCCGGTCATATTGACGCCACCCGGCGACCTTACCGAGCTCGTTAGTGTACTACTGATTGGATTGAGACCACCATACATGAGACCATCTAAGTTCCCAAAGGATAGCTTGGCTAGCGGCGGGCGAGCGGCTTGCCTTCGTCCCCAAAGGTCGTTGCGCTGGGTAATCGGGTGTTCTGTGTTGTCAATCTCATCATCGGACATACCCTCGGTTGAGCCGAGCTCCGCCCCGCCCTGCGACCGAGCGGCTCCGCCGCCGGCCGAGCGAAGCTCGGTAAGGTCGTT